AATTATTAGACAGTGCCAGGGAGGTAATAATCTTAAATGAAAAAAAACTATCCATGGCAATACATAATAAAAATTATATTACCGTTGCCAATAAAGTTGGAATCTTGCGCAAACATTTTGGCACCAGGGCAACCGTTACAACTAAGATTATAGAAAACACAGATAGTATTTTTGACGATAACGGCAAAATGAAAAAGTCAGGTAAAGTTATTGTTAAAACAAACATATTTATTGATAGAGAATTAGTATCAACTGGAACAGCAGAAGAATTTAGAGCTGCCAGTCATATCAATAAAACCTCTGCATTAGAGAATTGTGAGACATCAAGTGTTGGTCGAGCTTTGAGCTTTTTAGGCTTAACAAACAGTGAGGTAGCATCAGCAGAGGAAGTACAGCAAGCAAAAAAACAGCAAGCTGTAAAAGAGGGCAATGGTTTATCTCCCACCCCTATTACTGTCGATGGCCTCTATGAACGATTCAAAAGTGCTAGCCATGTTGAAGGTTTAAAGGCCATCGTCAGTGAACCAGACGTACACGAATATCTTGAAAGTTTAAAAGGAACAAAGGAATTTCTTGAATTTTCAAAAATGTATCAACAACAACAAAAAAAACTAACCAAAGGAAAAACTAAAGATGGAAAGTAATAACTATGTAAAGGCTGGTAACGGCACTTTATACAAAAACGACAAAAAACAAAACGACAAGCAGCCAGATTATACGGGGCCAATAACTGTTATAGAAAAAAACGGTGATGAACGAAAATTAAGGATCTCAGTTTGGAAAACACCAGATAAAGATTACGAAATGAGTTTTCAGCTGCAATTAAAATCAGATGAAGGGCCTGAAACTGCACCGTTTTAATGAAATATATATCTAAATTTGGCTGGGTAATAATCAGCATAATTATTATGGTTATCATTTTATTTATGCTGGTGGTGGTATGGTAGATGATCCAGTTAATTTTCCCAAACATTATAACAGGGGAGACATCGGCTGCATTGATGCAATTGAATCATGCCAAGGTGAAGGCTTTAGATATTATTTACAAGGTTCAATTATAAAATATATGTGGAGGTACCAGCATAAAAATAATCCAATACAAGATTTGGAAAAGGCCAAATGGTTTATCGATAAATTAATTAAAACTGAAATGAAGGTAAAACGTGACTTATAAACAAAAAATAACTTTGGATTTTATTAAAAAATATTGGAAGGATAAAGGGTACTCTCCATCCTACAGAGACATAGCAGACAACCTGAAAATTAGCCCCTCCTCTGTTAAATGGCTCGTTAAAAGCCTGGTTAAGAGAAACATGGTATCTCAGATACCTAGTTCAGCTCGTTCTATTACCATTAACAAATGATAGGAGATTTAATCTTACGTTGGAGATTATTTAAATTTTTAAAAAGCATATATGTCAAAAAGAGAACCGCTACCAGCTAGAATGAGATCAGCCACATTCACTTTACCAATTGATGACAGGAGAGTTGTGGGGATTATTAATTATGTACCTGGAGCCGATGGTATTATTACCAAAGGGTTTTGGGTAAAGATTAAGCCAAGTGATTCATACCTGGACAGAGAGCTGCGGGCATCAGGAAAGTTAGTATCAAGACTATTTCAACATGATGAACCATTAAAAGAAATTGTCGATACTTTATCCCAGGACAACATTATTGGGATCATGGTTAATTATTATATGAAAAATCAAACTGACATTTTATCTGGCAACCCTCTTGATAAACCCGTGCGCAGCATTTCAACTGATCCATACAGAATAAAAGAATGAAAAATTTAGAAGAGGAATTGAAATTTATAGAAGATATGGAGGAGTTTAAAAAAGTATTTAGTGAGGACGTAAAAGAAAAAAAGGAAAAACAAGATGAAAATATTCCACAACATCAGTGAGGTTTCAAAAATGTTGGACGAGCCGCAACATGTGCTTAGATATTGGGAGGGGCAACATCCTAGATTTATATCACCAACAAAACGTCCTGGTGGCAGAAGATTTTATCGTCAAAGAGATATTGCTAATCTTAGAATTGTTCAACGGTTCGTCAGGGAGTGGTTCATGGGCCATAAAGGTATTAATAAAATACTAGATGAACAGACAAACAAAACTTAAATGCTGCATGTGTAATGAAAATTTTAATGCAAAAAGTAAAAGAGACTGGAGTTATAGTTTTGATACCAAAGGTCTTGAAATCGTATTTTGTAGTGAAAAATGCAAAAAAACCCTCTCAAATTTGAGCAAAATGACTATGCATTGAGGTTGCCTGGTACCCTAGGTACCCCCCATTTTGGACGAGTTCTCTTCCAATAAAGAATCTTCTTTCCAATCACTTTACTCGAAAGATTTTTTTTAGGCAGTATGTTTTTAACAAAATAATCTTCAAGCTCTTTGTATGTTTTGAAAGTTTTTTGTTCTATTTTCATGCAGCCTTTGTATCTTTATATAATTCAGAAAATCGATCAACTTTCTTCATCCAGGTTTCAGGATCATCATCAAAACATTTAGCATATCGTTTCATTGTAAATCCTGGATCCTTATGGCCAATCCATTTTGCTATTTCAAGCAAAGTGCAATCCTGCCTTCTATGGGCCTCAATCATAAAGCTGGCGTAGTAGTGTCTAAAGCTGTGAACCCCACCCTTAAAACCTATTTTGTTTTGCCTTTTAATCGTGTTTAAACGCTGCCTAAATGAGTTATAATTCAGCCAGGTATGATCTTTACCGTAAACATAATCTTTATCAGCAGCTGGGTTATTCTTCCAAGTTTGGAGAATCTCTCTTATTTCTGGCAATAAGGGAATTTCTCTTTTGGCTGCGGATGTTTTACCGAGATCCTTTTCAACCCATGTTGCAGATTTAATTCTTTTTAAAAACGATCTAACGTGAACTTGTGAGCTATTCAGGCCAACATCATCCCATTTAAGAGCAGCCCACTCTGACCATCTCATTCCAAGCCAAGGAATCGTAGTGTAAATAACCTTATCTAAACCTGATGAATTTTCAGCAAAAGTTTTTAAATCATTGTGAGTTGGTATTTCAATTTTCCCAACTGCTCTTACCTCTGCTTTTATTCTAAATTTATAATTTCTAATTTGATTGCTTTTTAAAATGCCTTCATCAACGCAATAGTCCATAACATTTTTAAATTTATAAATTACTCTTCTAATTTTATCGTCCGAGCAACCCATGTTTTTTAAATCTAAAATCAAATCCACCATAACTTTAGTTGTAATGTTTTTAGCAGGTAGTTTTGCAACAGAGGTATTAAATAAAAGAACATTAACATCATGTATGATGTGATCGTGATCTTGATAACTTAATCCACCATTCTCTTTTGTTTTATCTACTAGCTCAGAATAACCCTTGATGGCATCTTGTACTGTATATTCAGAGAAGAACTCTTTACCACCTACTGAATTAATTTTAGCACAGTAATCATTGGCTGCTTTTTGAGCTGCCTTTTTAGGTTGAGTATAAGAAGCAAACTCTATTGATGGATTAAACTTTCTAATCTTAGATTTTTGTTTATTAGTTTCTTTGCAAAGGTAAGGGCTAACAACTTTAAAGCCTATCTTACCTTCCCTATTTGTATAACGTTGAACTGTAGCTGTCATTTAACCCTCCTCCATTTCCCATCTTTTAAATCTTGCCTGTACTCTTTTAGAGAAACAATTGGATCAGGTTTGGTGTAATGATATTCATACCTATATCTGTTATCATTAACCTTTTTTATCTTTATAACTGCCTGCACTTAGTTTCCTTTCTGTGACTTATTTTGTCCGTATATCTAGTTTTAGCATCAATAGACCAAAGATGGCAAGGAAAAAAGAGGGGTTGGGTTGGGTTGTATTTGATTTTTTTTAGGGAAGTTTTTGTTGGTTTTGTGGGGTTTTTGACTGTGTGATATTTTTGTGCTAGATTTAAGTATTTGGGAGTTTATATGATTTTTTTAGTCACAAAGCTAGACTTGAAAACCAGCAAATATACTAAATTATATAATGAAAACAGTTGTTTAGTTATTGAGGGTTGTTGGGTGGGTTGTCGATAATTTTATTTTAAAAAAAAGATGCCATAGAGTGTCTATTTATAATAATAAATGATTAGTTTGGAGAGATGGCTGAGTGGTTGAAAGCAATGCTCTTGAAAAGCATCGAAGAGGAAACTCTTCCGTGGGTTCGAATCCCACTCTCTCCGCCACTACTTTTGTTGATCCCAATGCTTTTGTAGGCAATCTGTGTTGGGATTGATGGTATGACAAAAGTATCTAATGTATATACCATCATATTCTTCAGCTACCCAGCCACGTTCCTGTCTCCATATTTCTTTGGAACATACTGTACATTTGCCAAGTAAGCCTGGTTTAATCTTTACTTTTCTTCCCATCTGAATATCTGTTCAATACCCCAAGTTTTACCAGACTTGATAGTATCTTTATCTGAAGATGTTTTATCAGTTGTATTGCTTTCAGTTTCATATTTAATTTTAGTTTGATGAGGTTTCATTGAATACCCACAGGAGATAAGCACTAGGCATAATAATATGACAATAGCAATATCCACCTTATAGGTGTGTGGGGGCCACCTAAATCCGTTCCATCGATGGATCATTTATTTTTCTTTTTAGCTAGTTTGTTTTTGATTATTTTAAATTGTTTATCTATATCTTCGTGCATGTGTTTCTGTTCATGCTGCATCTTCAACAGCTCCTGCTGTAGATTTATAGTTGATACCAGGTTCCAGCTTATTAAAGCCATCAATCCTACCAGGCATATACCTATTACTTTTTCTGCCAGGTTCATTCTTCAATAATCCTTTTGATTTTTGTTCGACAGGTAGTACCAACGCAATCTTCGTACAGCTCAACACGCAATTCTTCACAGCGGATAACCAACCCATCTTGTTCTTCAGCGTTGGAGCTGCGTTCAACAGATCTTTTCTGAGCTAAACAGTCGGACATCCCCTTAGCACCAGAACCTGTCGGCACATATTCTATTACACTTCCGTTGCTAATCATTAAAACTGCAAATACAACTTTAATCATGTCCGTTCCCTCTAAGTTTGTCTGTTAATTGTTCTAAATCTATTACTCGTTCTTCTAAAAACTGAGAGTGCATATCTACCTTGTCAATCAAAGGTAGTTTTGCCTCTATATCTTTTTTGAGTTTATCGTGTTCTTTGCCAATGAACTCCAAAAGCATATATTGTTCCTGGTCGATTGGCTTTTGTGTGGAAGCCTCAAGTAAGTCTTGTTTCATTAATTGTAATTCTGTTTCTATAATATTTAATCTTTCTATAACTCCGAAGCCAAACCAAGATCCAGAAAGTAGTAAGAAAATTATCATAGCCATATTCTTGATTGGCATGGAAACAGTAGTATCTTCACTTAATTTCATACTTCCTCCAATGCTACTGTTTTACCCTGGCAAAAAAATTCAAACCCATTTAATTGCTTGTCATTAAGATTTCTAAAATCTTCTAGTATGCTATCGACTAAAAAAACCTTATTTTGAAAAATGTATTCATGGCATTGCTCTTTATCTAAGAAAGTTTGATGTTGCCAATATTGGATAGTTGGTTCAGCAGTTCCTGCAAACACAAGCATAACAGCTATGCTCCAGGTCATTTTTTAAATAACTTGACCGCTGATCCTGCTCCCTTGATCCCAAATGACGCAGAAATTGCAATATATAATAAATTTTGGTAATAGCTCGGCAGCTCTTGGAGAGCAACAAATCCACTCTTAACAAAATCCTGACAGCCAGGAACGAATACGAGTACGGCTGGGAGCAACAGCACGACAAGACTCACCTCGTCCTTCCAAGATCCAGCCATTTGTTTGACAGCTGCTGATTCCCACTCAGCCTCACCAGCAATAACTTTATCCATGTGAGCTGCCTCAGCCTCAATTTTTTTTAATTTTACTTCGGCCTTTTTCTTTTTAGTTTCTACAATACCTGTAACCACATCACCAGCTACACCTAGCAATGGTTTAATTAACATTTGTAACATTATTTTCCTCGTAATCTCCTTGTGTGTTTATTCTTTGGTCGGCTTCTTATACTGTTGCCAATTGATGTACGTTTCTTTGGCCCTGGTTCATGGGCCTGATATGATTTAGCTTTCCTCATCGATAGCTTCTTTAAATCCTTTATTTAAACTTTTATGAAATTCATCCAGGGCGTTTGGATGCTCACAATTGATACACTCACAAACAGCACACTTAGATCCGTTACTACAATGGCACTCATGGTTGCAGTTAATGCAATACATTTAGTATTTCCAAATTGTCGGAGTATCTCGTCTGTCTAAATGCAAGAACGATGGAACATTAATTCCAATTCCTGTCCACCCAAGATCAAGGGCTACTTTTAAAATGTGTACAGCAGTCGATCCTTGTGCTGCTATATCAACGGCTCCTTTGTTATGCTGACCAGGAGTGGACTTCTTACTCTCGATAGGGTGACTACTACACCTATAACCTGATGTAATAGTAAGTGGTATATCCACAGCTTCTCTTAATTTCTGAAGCTCTATGAGAAATTCCTCAGATAAATT